CAGGACCATACTTCATTCTTATTAAAATTACCAACATCAGTATTTGATTTTTTAATTGAAGATGAGATTGTACATACTGAGATTGACAAAGATAACCATAGCGATACAGTTATTACTAGATTTATTAAAGACCCTTATAATGGACAACGTGCATTTGACATGGCTGAATGGTATTTTAATAAAGGTCAATATGCTTCTGCATTAGGTTTTTATTCAAGATGTGCTGAATATTCAGATGATGAAAATCTAATTTACCAATCAGTGTTTATGTTAGCTGGGTGTTTATCTGCAATGAAGCGTAGAGATAATGCTGAAGAACTTATGTACCTAAAAGCAATTGAATTAGATAAAGATAGACCAGAAGCTTACTTGGCATTATCAAGATGGTACTCATGGAGAAATCAACCAAATAAAGCATATAGTTTTGCAAGCATGGGTTGCCAATGTACCAAGAAAGATTTTAAAGTATCCCCTAGTTTAGGATATGACGAGAGTGAATTACAATTACAAAGAATTCTATTTTCTAGCTTTGATGGCAAGTATGAAGAAAAGAAAAAAGTATTACAACAGGCAGTCAACGACGGTATAGATTATCCTTGGGTTAAGCACCATGCAAATAAGTGGAAGATAAAAAAGAATAATTAAACAAACCTTATATTTTCTATATAATAATAAAATAAAAACAAATATGGCAAAAGAATTTTCATTCGCAGATTTAAACAAGGAAATGTCTAAACACTCCACATACGGAGAGACTTTAGATAAATCAACTATCTCAGAGATAGATCACTATATACCAACAGGTAATTGGCATCTTAACGCTTGTTTAACAGGTTCTTTATTTGGAGGTTATCCTAATAATAGAGCAGTTGCATTAGCTGGGCCTTCTGGTACGGGTAAAACTTATCTTATCTTAAATGCAATTAAACAAGCCCAACAACAAGGCTATAGTATTGTATTTTATGATTCTGAAAATGCTGTAGATAAAGCACTAGTTGAAAAATTTGGAATTGATCCAACAAAATTTCGTTATGAGCCATGTAATACGGTTCAAGAGTTTAGAACTTCAGTAACTGCTATTACTGATGTATTAGTTGAACAAAAGGCAAAAGGAATTACTTTACCTAAAATTATGGTGGTATTAGATTCTGCAGGTAACTTGGCAACTCAAAAAGAAATTGATGATGCTAAGACTGGGAGTTCTAAAGCTGATATGACAAGAGCTAAATTGCTAAAATCTACCTTTAGAATTATTATGACGCAATTCGGTATTTGTAAAATTCCTTTCTTATTTACAAATCATACTTACCAAACACAAGATCTTTTCTCAAGGCAAGTAGGTGGTGGTGGAACTGGTCCAGAATACGCAGCTTCTATTATTCTATTCTTAGGCAAAGCTAAACTTAAAGAAGGTATAGAACAAACTGGAATTATTGTAACCGCTAAACCAAATAAAAATAGATTTGCAAAACCTACAAATATTAAATTCCATATTTCCTTTAATAAAGGTATGAATCCTTATATCGGTTTAGAGGAATATATTAGCTGGGATACCTGTGGAGTTGAAAGAGGAAGGTTTATAAATGAAAATGCATTCAATAAATTAACTGATATAGGTAAGGCTGAGTGTAGAGAGCATTCTTTTACAAAAGATAAAAAAGAAGTTACCTGGTATTTTCAACCTGCTGCAACTGCAAGAAAGATTTGTGTTAAACATCTAAATGATACCGTTGACCTTAATCAATTATTTACACCGCAAGTAATGACCGATGATGTGTTAAAAGCATTAGAACCAATCGTTGCCGCTAAATTTAAATATGGTGAAGAACTTGATGTTGAAAATTTAACCGAAATGCTAGAAGCTGATGTTACCGAAAAATCTTAATACTGCAAAACTTAAAGTAAAGCACGTATTAGGAAATCATACAACCTTGTCCAACTATCCAGACGCTGAGGATATTATATATGAACTAATACGAGATTATTGTGGAAAAGTTGCAAAGGAAATTAAATTTACTAATGTATCCTTAAAGAAAAAGTATAGCCTAGATGATGAAAAGGCTAATTCTATAATTATGCAACTTAGAAACGATAAGATAATTAAAGTATCATTATCTAATTCTGCTTATACCACATATGAAGTTATTACAAACCCATATGAGTAAACTAAATATAGTTTTTGCTATATAAAAATAAACAAGATGAACTCAAGTACAGACCACGAAAAAATATTTTTTAATTATTTTCTTAAGAAGCCACATTATCTAAAAAGTACTGGTCCAGGATTCTTTTCAAACAATGATTTAGATCATATAGCAAAATTATCAAAAAAGTTTTATACTGATTTTGGTGAAAGTCCTTCAAGAGAACAAATGAAGGCACTCATTAAAGATGATTCTAATGAAATTCCTGTAAATATAGTATCCAGTATTTATGATATTAATATTAATGAATATGACCAAGATTGGTTAAAGAGAACTGGTGAAGCATGGGTTAAATGGAAACACTTTGATAAACAATTAGTAAGAACTATTGAATATGTAAAGACTCAAGATGTTTCCCCAGAGAATGTCGAAGATGTAGTAACTCGCGCAATCGGTATGATCTCAACAGAAGGATCCTTAAACTTTGATACTGATATTGGATTAGACTTTTTTAAACCAGAAGATCACGTACAAAGAACATCAAAGAAAATTGAAACAGGATGGTCTTTTGTAGATAATGTATCAGGCGGTGGATATGATACAAAATCTTTAATAGTTTATGCAGGAGAACAGAACATTGGTAAATCTATATGGTTAGCCAATGATGCTGCAAACTTTGTTAGGATGGGTCATAATGTTGTTTTTATAACAGCGGAGATGTCAGCACAAAAGGTATTAAAAAGAATAGGTGCAAATCTTCTTCAAATTCCTATGCCACAATATGATGAGAAAACTGGCAATAGAGATTTTATGAAAAGGCGTTTAGAGAAAATATCTCGAGGCCTACTACCACCTGGTAAACTTTTTGTAAAAGAAATGCCAACTTCACAAGGTACTGTTTTAGATATAGAAGCATACTTAAAAGATTTAGAAGAAGTACAAGATCATAAAGTAAATGTATTAGTTGTTGATTATATTAACATTCTTGCAAATTATAGAAATCCTAATACTGAAAATACTTATATGAAAATAAAACAAATTGCTGAAGATCTCAGGGCATTAGCCGTTAAGAGAGATATGTTAGTAATTTCAGCCACACAGATTAACCGTGGTGCATGGGATGCTACGGAAGTAAGAATGGAAAACATTGCAGAATCTGCTGGTCTTGCGCATACTGCTGATGTTATGTATGCACTTATTCAAGATTCTATGATGCATGCAAATAGAGAATACTGGTTAAAGGTATTAAAAATTAGAGATGGTCAAGGTAAAGGTACTCGATGCCGGTTTAATATTGATTACGATCATATGAGACTTACTGAGACTGATGATATAAATTAAAATAAAAAAATATATATGTGGGGCAAAAAGAAAAAACCAAAATTAGACGAGAATGGAAAACCTATTCCAGTTAAGTTAGCCGATAAAGATAAAATCTTTAACAATACATACGGTGACCAAGATGTAACCGAGAATAAAGTAAACTTTACTGTTGCCGCTACTTATGGTGATAGTATGGATCCGGATGATAGGATGCATTATGAATTGTTAATTAAAAAGATTGATAAGATTATTAAAGGTAGTGAATATGAACACTTAAATGAAGCAACACCAGAAGGTGTTATTAAAAAATTAAACAAGGTTCAAATCAACAGAGTATATTCTTTCGTAATAGAAAATTTAGGTGACGGATATACAAGGGTAGATTTATTTAGTGTCATATCAGATTACTTTGATGTATTTCCTAATAAATTTTATAATTCACTTTCCAATAAATTTAAGGATGAACTTATTAAAGAATTAGACGATAAGTATAATATCCTTGAAAAAAGGAAAATCAGAAAATTATTTTAATATGGCAAGAGTATGGATGGTAAGTGATTCTCATTTAGGATGTAGGTCAAATTCTGTATTATGGTTAAGCATTATCGAAGATTACTTTTTTGAATTTTTTATACCTCTAGTTAAAAAGGAATATAAAGAAGGTGATGTTCTTTATCATTTAGGAGATGTGTTTGATAATCGTCAGAGTGTTAATTTAGCTGCACAGGATTTAGCAATAAGAGTGTTTGAAGAATTAGGTAAAATATTTCCAGATATACATATCATAGTTGGTAATCATGATATTATGAGAAAGAACTCCAATGATATAGCATCTGTTGATTGTTTAAAATATTTACCTAATGTTACTGTTCATAAGCAGCCTAAGATTTTAAAGTATGGTGATGCTAAATGTTTACTTATGCCTTGGCGCAGAGACCATGCTCATGAAAAGGAAACTTTAGATTCTATTAAAGAAAACATTGATTATATGTTTTGTCATACTGAAACACGAGGTGTACAAACTTCTCCTAGCACAAAACATTTACATGAAGGTGGTAATGACGTAGGAATATTTAAAAGATTTAAAAGAGTTTACTCTGGTCATATTCATTATAGACAAGATAAACAAAACTTTGTGCTTGTAGGTAACCCTTACCAAATGACAAGATCTGATAGAGGAAACCAAAAAGGTATTTATGTATTAGATTTAGAGACAGGTAAGCATGAATTCTTTATGAATAAGAGGAGTCCAGAATTTATAAGGTATTATATTAATGATATCTTAGAGATGCGTATGGAGGATATAAAGAAAGAAATAAAGGATAATTTTGTAGATGTTTTTATACCATCAAATGTACTAGGTAAATATAACATTAATATGTTTATGGATTATTTAGATGGTGTTGCTAGAAAATTAGAACCTAGGATTTATGATGAAGAAAATCCTTATGATAGAGAAGATGGCGAAATGTCTGATTTTAATGGAGAACTAAACTTAATGAATATTGCAGCAGAATATATTAATTCTTTAGAATATGAAGAAGATTTAAAAGAAAGGCTAAAGGCATCAGTGCAGGATTTATATAAAAGAACATTATCACCTAACTATGAAGATTAAAAAGGTAGAATTTAAAAACTTTGCAAGCTACGGCAACCGTACACAAGTAATAGAATTTGACAAAGATAAAAGTGATCTTTATTTAGTACTAGGTGGAAATGGCGCAGGTAAAAGTACATTAGCAAAAGTTATAACTTACTTATGTTATGGTAAAGTAGAAGGATCAACATTAAAAGATTTACCGAATAGAGTAAACGGTGCTCTTTGGGGTAAGATCCATTTAGAATCTAAAAACAATACCGTTGAAATAGAAAGAGGAATTAATCCTGGTATTTTTAATGTTAAAATAAATGGATCTGAATATGATGTTGCAGGTAAAGTAAACTTACAAGATTTTCTAGAAACAGAAATTTATGAAATCCCTTATCATGTATTTAAGAATGTAATTATTTTATCTGTAAATGATTTTAAGTCTTTTATTACAATGTCTCCTTATGATAAGAAAAGAATCATTGATAAGATATTTGGATTTTCTATTATTAATGAAATGGCTGAAGCCGTCAAAGAAAAGAGAAGATCTATTATTGAGGAGATCCGAACATATGACGATGAAATAAGAACTCTTAATGAATCAATAGAATCTGTAATCGATAAGATAAAGCATTTTGAAAAGGTTAGTAAAAATAAAGATGCTAAAAAGATTAAAGTTCTTAAAGAAAAGCTATTGCAGTTAAATGAAAATAGAAAAAAGTTAAAAGAGCTTACATCTGCAACAAAAATTAACTTAGAAAAATTAGATGAAAATTCAAGAAAGCAAAACAATAAAAAATCAACATTAAACTCTAAGATTAACACTGTTAAGAAAGAACTTAAGCTATATGAAAACAATGAATGTCCTACTTGTACAGCCCCTCTTAATTCTGATTTTCATTTAGATATTAAAAAAGAAAAACAAGATTCTTTAGATTTATTATTTACTGAATGGAATCAAATAAAAGACGATGCAGAAAAAGCAGAGACTGAATTAACTGATCTTAGACAAAAAGGTAGAAAGATACATGTTAAAGTTGGTCAGTTAGAAACTCAGATGGAAGCCATTAAAGATAAGTTAATTGAAATGGCTGATAAAGATGAATCAGAATCTGGATCTCATCTTAAGCAATTAGTAAAAGATTTTAAAACTAGAAAGGACGATAAATCTACCGGTAAACTAAAGAGTGAAGGCCAGGATTATTACTTAACTATCTTAGAAAACATTATGGGTGAAAATGGAATTAAGAACTTAGCAGTAAGATCTATACTCCCCTCCTTTAATAACCACATCCAATTAATGGGGAGAGAGATGGGAATACCGTTTGGTATTAGATTTAATGAAAAGTTTTATTGTTCTCTCCATCATTTAGGAACGGAGATTAGTCCTAAGACACTAAGTACAGGTGAAAAGAAAAAGGTTGATTTTGTAATTATCATGGCTTTAATAAAAATGATTAAGGTTAGATTCCCATCACTAAACATTTTATTTTTAGATGAAATCTTCTCTTCTATTGACTCTGATGGTGTACACCATATAATTAACATACTTCATAATACAATACAAGATATCGGCCTCAATACCTTTGTTATCAATCATACGGTTTTACCAAGTGAATATTTTGATAAAAAGATTGAAATAACTAAAGATGGTGGCTTTAGTGAATTTAACATTGAATCTATTGGATAAATAGAATATAAACAAAGTCTAATAGATGTCAGCATATAACCAAGAATTTAATAAAGATAATACTATACTTCGGTATCTAACCGTAGGTATGCTAGCCGAGCTTAGTAAAAAGGTATATTATTATAATCAAATAGATGAAGATACCTTAAAGAAAATTGAAGTACCTTTCTTCTATTCTATATCTGGTAACGAAAGATTTCTTTTAGATAATTTTATGTTTGACGCAGAAAAGGAAGGTAAGGCTATTGGCGATTATGAAGTAGTACCTCGTGGTATTATACAGATGAATTCAATGTCGATTAACGCAGATGAACAAACTAATAAATTTACAAGAGCTGAATTTGTAAGAGAATGGGATGGTATGCTAAAGACATTTTCTTTAATGACCAATTTTTTACCAATTACTATAGGATTTGGTGTAACTATAATATGTTCTAATAATTTAGAAATGTTAAAGGTTACTGATTCTATTATGAGTAAATTATATAAAGGTACTTTATTTAATGTAGATTTAGGTATGTTTAGAGTTAATGCCTCAATGTCAGTACCAGAAGACTTTTCACAGGATAGGTTATTTGAATGGGGATTAAATGACAAGAAAGAATTTCAAGTTACTTTTGATATGGAACTAAAATCGTTTATGCCAGTATTTGAAAGTGGTATATTATTACCTGAAATTGATTTTATTACTAAACAGGCCATAAAATCAAATCCTAACGCTTCAGGCGTTGGTCAATTAAGATCTGATAGTAATGGAAATATGGGAATTTATTTTGGAGGTGTATTTCAAGAGTTTAAATTTACTGATGATAATATAAAAGTTGCACCAGACACGGCGGTTATGAGCAACGAATCATATAATAATATCTCAAGTAAAGAAGTAGGTGGGCCTTATGATGAAAGAACTATTGATACGTCACCACCATCAGAAGAATCCCAATCTAGTAAGTCTTACAGAAATGCTAATAATGATGAAGGATAATTAACTCTAAGTTCTTAGAATATATAAAACAAATCAAATTCTATAATATGGAAAAAGTTATTAAAGAAGGACAAACACAAGTTTACTCAGGTGGTTCAATAGACCGTCAATATGGTGTTAATACTGATGCTCCTTACCTTAATATGCCACCTCAGCAATTAATTGATATTGTTGGTGTTTTATTTGCACAAAGCGGTAAAACTAAACTAGATGGTAAAAACGGTAAAGTAGTTGAAAGTGGACCAATGACGGATTCACAAGTACTTGCAATTCTTGTAGGTATGGGAACTCCTCAACAATTAGCAATGAGTGCTATCAACGCCTTCAAAGGAAATCAACCAGAAATTACAGAAAATAATAATAAACAAAAAAATCATAACGAAATGAAATTTACAATTGCTGAACTGCATGAAAATGTTATGAAGAGTATTGAAGCTTTAAAGGTAATGAATTCGGATAATTCCAGAGTTTCCTATTCTGCTAAAAACGCTCTTGACATTTTACAAGAATCTTTAAAGGCATTCCCTATGAGATTCAACAACGAAGAAACTGAAGTTATCAGTGAAGAAATAGAAAACAGTGTTAACCCTATGTTAAAGTTTAACATTGCTAAGAACCTTCATAAAAGCTTGGCATCTTCAGATTGGTTAAATCCAATACACGAATTAAGATCTTATATCACAGGAGCTTATGCCGATACTAAATGGTCATTCAGGGTAACTGAAGCGATCGCTCGTACACAAACACAAAAAGGTAAGATGTTTGAAGGATTAGTAAATGACCTAGAAGGTTTATTAAATGAATCTTCTGATACTATTAAATCTAAGTTTTCTGCTGTGGCTGCAAAAAATCCATGGTCAATGGATTGTAAAGCTATTTTAAATGAAATGAAAGCTGAAGATAATAAAGCTTCTGAAAATGGAAGTGGAACTATTTCTACAATTCTTTCACCAGTTTTAGAATCAGAAAATGGATTAACATTCCACTTACATGGAAAGAATTATAATTTTGATGGAAAAACAATTACTGAAGCTGAAGTTAAAGATGCTAGATTCTTCGATGTATTAGAAGGACTAGGAATGTTTAAGAACATGAATAATACTTTAGTTACTTTCGGTGAAGGTAATGATAGAACGTTAGAATACAATTTAACTGAAGGTACTATTAAATTAGGAAAGACTGATTTATCAAATGCTAGTATAATTGAATTAAAAGAATCTTTAATGGCTCTTAACTTTTTCGGTTACAGAAATCAATGGAAAATTGATAAAGTATGTAAATTCTTTGAATCTGTTGATCTTCTTGCTGAAATGGATAACTTTACAAACATTACTTCAAATGAATTTGCAAATTTATTCTTAACTATGATTAATGTAAACGAAGGAGTTTATGTAAACAAAGTTAATTCTGCAATGCACGTAAATGAAATGGTATTTGTATCATCTGCAACAGAGACAGTTAAATTAGTTAAAGAATTTATTAATTATGATCCTTCTCCAATATTATCAGAAAAATTAATTGCTGAAAATAATGAAGTTGCTAAAGTTGAAAAATCAAGATCTGATATCTCAGATAAAATTTCATTTTTAGAAGAAAAGAAAGCAAAAGTAAAAGAAGCTATTAATAAGCTTGGTGAAACTGAAGAACTTACAGAAGCAATGAATCTTTTAGAAGAAGAAATTTCTAAGTTTGAAAAATCTTTACAAGAAACTTATGATAAGGTTGTATTAGGTGGTAATAAAGGCGATAAGTCTAAAACACATGATGGCGAAGATTTTGAAGAAGAAGATGAAAAGAAAGAAGAAGCAGTAACAGAAAAAAAAAGTCGTAACGATTATTTAAACGACGGTTTTGTTGAAGCTGAAATTAATAAAAACGGTAATGGTCTTAGAAAAGGCCAGGAAGTTATGGTAAGTGCCGAGGATTATACTTCTCTTGGTGATGATGATTCATTAGAATGTATTGATCCAAAAAATGGAAAAACTACAATCTGTCCTAAAGGTCAACTTAATGTTAAGATTTAATTAACTTTCACTTTATAGAAAAGCCGGTAGTAATAATAAACTATCGGCTTTTTTTGTATATAATAATAAATAAACATTATGAAATGGCAAGAAAAAGAAATTATTTAAACAATAGAGATCTTTTAGAAGAAATAGTTAAATCTAAAGAATTAGATGAACTAACACCAAAAGCATTAGAATTCCTAATGTTATTAGCAGACAAATGTTCTAGAAAATTATCATACGCAAACCCTGACGATAGACAAGACTGTATAGCATCTGCTTATATGGATTTGTTTAAATATTGGAGAAATTTTAATCCAGAAAAATCAACTAACGCATTTGCGTATTTTACTGAAATATGTAAAAGAGGTTTTGCAAAAGGTTGGAATAAATTACATCCTAGAAAATATGCAGGTACTGTTTCTATTAACGGTAGTGCTGATAGTGACGGTATTTATACAATATAAATTTTAAATGAGCATTAAAAAGGTAAAGCCTACTTCTAAGTCTGGATTTAAGCAAGGGTATTATAATCCTATTAATCCAAGAAAGTACATTGGGGAGCATCCAATCATATATAGAAGTAGCTGGGAGCGAAAGTTCTGCCATTGGTGCGATCATAATGAAGAAGTAATAAAATGGGCATCTGAGCCGTTTTCGGTAAAATATTTTAATATGTTGGATAAAAAGTTTCATAACTATTATCCAGACTTTTATATGAAAATGGATAAAGGTGGAATAATGGAAGAATTTGTTGTAGAGATAAAACCAAAGGCCCAGTTACAAAAACCAAAAGCACCAAAAAGAAAAACCGCAAAGGCATTAAAAAACTTTCAACATGGATATGAAACATATGTTAGAAACCTTTGTAAAACCGAAGCATTAAATAAAATGGCTAAACTAAGAAATTTTAAAGTAATGCTTTTAACAGAAGACTCAAAATTATTCTAATGGCAATAGTAGGATCCTTTCAAGAAGACTTAGATATTTACCTTGCAGATTATAAAGGTAGAGCTGGTGCATCAAAGCAATCAGATAAAGATCTCAAAAAAATTGGTAATAAAGCAAAAGGTATATTGGATAATGGTAAAATGTATTCATTTGAATATTTTACCCCAGATGAAACTTTTTATGATACTTACCCTTTAGTGTTAGGTTTAGGAAAAAGTGATAATGATCATCAGTTAGGTTTAAATTTACATTACATCCCGTATGATGCTAGATTACCTTTTTTATCTGATGTATTTAAATCATTCAAAAGTACTATAAGTTCTGCAATAAATAAGTCACCAGGTAATCCTGATGCACAGCCTAGATTAAGTGAATTTACTTATGACAATTTAAAAAAATCATTAGGTAGAAAATATAATGTTACTTATGCTATTAGACAATATAGATTAGATAGAATAAGAAAACCGAGGATGTTAGGTTATGAAGATTGGTATATAGGTGCTGTTAACAATCAAAATCATTTCTTTGGAGGAAACATTAACGAGGCACAAGCATTATATTACAAGAATATATAAACAATAAAAGATAAAACAATATGGCAGGTTTTACTGATAGAAGAGGACCCTTAAGTACAGGCAATCCAGTAAGGAAGATTTTAAAAGATCTTTCTAATTTAGGTATGGCTTACGATGATATGATCATTCGTAATTCCCGTGCAGTAGGGTTTACAGAAAATCAAATGGGTTATACATTTAATCCAATGGGTTCTGATGCTGATGATATATATAGCGCATTTGCTGCATTATCATTAACGGATACTACAATGAAAAAGAATATCTCTATATTTGATAGAGATTATGAAAGAAAGCGAGATCAACTTAGAGAATACGCAGTACAAGATGAGATAGAAGATATCTTAGATGTAATTACAGATGAGGCTATTGTATTTGATGAATCTAATTTTATGGCATACTCTGATTTTCATGGACATATTGCAAGTTCTATTGAAGATGAAATTGGTGATGTATATAATAACCTTTATAATTATTTTGGTTTTAATGATTCGGTTCAGCCTTGGAATTATTTTAGAAAATTTTTAGTAGATGGATTCCTTGCTTTTGAAATAGTATATAATGATAAGCAGACAGAGATTATAGGATTTAAGGAATTAGACCCTATTTCCTTAATGCCAGGTATTGATACTGACACTGGAAAGAAGCAATGGGTACAATATAAAGGACAAGGTGCAAAGGAAAGAAAGTTATGGGATTCACAAATCATATACCTTTCATATTCACAAGTTAATTCACCAATGAGAATATCTTATGTAGAAAGATTAATAAGATCATTTAACCTTTTAAGAATTATGGAAACAACTAGAATTATCTGGGCTGTTTCAAATTCTTCATTTAAAACTCAGTTTATTATACCTGTTGGTGGTAAATCAAAAACTAGAGCAAAGCAATCACTTGCACAGTTAATGAATTCATACAGAGAAGTAGTAGATTTTAATCAAGAGAGCGGTGAAATTCAAACTAATGGAAAACCAATGATGCCATTTAATAAGGAATATTGGTTACCTTCTAAAGATGGTGAATCTCCAGAGATTAGTACAATTGGTGGTGATGGACCAGATCTTGGTGATACAGAATCTCTTAAGTATTTTGCAGATAGATTAAAATTAGCATCTAAGATACCATTTTCTAGGTTTGATAAAGAAGGTGGTAATACTTATGATATGGATGCTAGCGGAATGTTAAGAGAT